TCGACATGGCTCCGGCCATCCCGGCGGCGCCCGTGGTCGCCGAGGCCACCGCGGTCGCTCCGGCCATGATCGCTCCCGAGCCGGCCCCCATCACCGAGCCCGAGATCGCCAAGGCGGCGAAGTTCGTGTGGCCCGCTGACATGAACGACTCCAAGCCGTCGAAGCCCGCCGACAAGAAGTAGCCGATGCCATTCGCCGGCTATCAGGACTTTGACGCATGCGTGCTCGCGCAGACCGCGGACGGCAAGTCTGACGAATCTGCCCGCCGGATCTGCGGCGCGCTGCAGGAAGAGTCCGAGCCAGAAGACGCCGAGAAGGAGGCCCCCATGGCAGAGCAACTCACGTTGACCATCACGCTCCCCAACGGGACCGCGGTTCATGTCGAGAATGGGGCCGCCGCCGCTCCGCAGATCGTAGAGAAGAGTGCGTTCGAGATCACGGGCCGCATTCTCAAGGCGGCCGATATGGACGCCGCGACCGACAACCCGATCCACGAGGTGACGTCGGTCGTGCTCGAGCCGAACCCCGACGACGATACCCAGGGCGACACGTACACCGAGCAGGATGTGGTCGATGCGCAGCGGTCGTTCGCGCACTCGATGAAGACGAATCTCATGCACGCTTCGCCCATCGGCAAGGGCGTTTACATCGTCGAGAACTACATCGCCCGCGCGGCCTTCGAGGAGAACGGGCAGCAGGTGAAGAAGGGTTCGTGGATCGCGACTGCGCAGATCGACGAGCGCGACCAGCCGGAGCTGTGGGCTGGCATCAAGAGTGGAGCCATCACCACGTGGTCCATCGAGGGCGACGGCGTGCGGACTCCACTCGCGGAAGAGGATACTCCGCAGGTGAATTGAACGCGCAGGCTGCGCCAACGGAACCTCGGAGACACTACAGATGCCCAACGACACCAACAGTAAGCCGCGCTTCCGACTCTCGGGGATGGCTATCCATACCCTCGGGTTCGTGGACCGCGGCGCGAATAACAAGCGCTGGATCGTCGCGAAGCGCGCGGAGCCCGAGGCGGCGACGTCCCCTGCCCCGGTCGAGCCCGAGGCGATGACGCCCCCGGCCGAGAATCTCGCAGAGGAAGTCATCAAGACGAACGCCGAGACCGCGGTCGAGACGCCCCCGACGCAACAGCCGGAGACGCCGCCCACCGCGCCCGAGCCCGATCCGGTCGAAGTCGAGAAGGGGCTGCGCGTGGCGCAGGCTCGGCTGGCGCAGATGTGGTCGGCGTTCAACGCGATGGCCGATCTGATGAAGGATCTGGTGGCGGAAGTCACGACTCCCAGGATCCCCAAGCCCGCGGCGGCCCCCGAGTTCGACCCGATCTCGATGGCCGTGATGCAGAAGCGGGCAAAGGAGCAGGACGCCGAGCTCGCGCGCCTGCGCAAGAACCACGGATCTTCCAACTCCATCCCGGTCGACGGCTCGCCGGGCGTGGTGACGCAGTTCGTGTGGCCGTCTGACCTGAACGAGCTTCGCAAGGATCCGCGCTTTGTGCGCGGCAAGTAGGAAAGGGACCACGCCCATGGCAACCGACAATCGCACCATCATCCAGAAGGCAAACGAGATCATGGTCGCGGATCTCTCGGCGCAGGACGGAACCCTGCCCGACTTCCGCGCCGCGCAGTTCGTCGAGAAGGTCATCGAGCAGTCGCGGCTGATGCAGCTCGCGACCGTGCACCCGATGAAGGCGATGAAGGAGCAGATCCCGGCCTTCAAGTTCGCGTCTCGCATCCTGCACAAGGGGACCGAGGGCGCCGCGCTGCCGGCCGCGAGCGCGGGCAAGCCCACCTGGTCGTACGTCGAGCTGGACGCCAAGCTCTTCAAGGCGTTCATCCCCATGACGACCGAGGTGCTCGAGGACAACATCGAGGGCGGGCGTCTGCTCGACCACTTCCAGAGCGCTGGCGCGAAGGCCATCGCGCGCGACATCGAGGAGATCGCCATCGACGGCGACACCACGAGCGCGGACGCTGACCTCGCGGTGATGGACGGCCTGATCGCCCAGGCGACCACGAACGTCGTGCTCGGCGGCGGCGTGAAGGTGAACAAGACCCTGCTCAAGAACATGGTCGACGAGCTCGGCAACGAGTACACCCAGGACGTCAGCGCCCTGCGCTACCTCGTCTCGCCGCGCATGGAGCGGGCCTACCGCGACGTGCTCGCGGATCGTGGGACCGCGGCCGGTGACACCTACGTCATCCAGAACGTGTCGCCGCTGTGCGAGGGCATCGGGTTCGAGAAGCTGGCCAAGATCCGCGACAACATCGGCGGCGTCGACACCTCGAACATCCTGCTCTGCGACCCGAAGAGCATCCTGATCGGCTTCTGGCGGACGGTCGAGATGAAGCTGTGGGAGGACGTTCCCGCTGGCGTCATCTACCTGATCGTGCGCTGCCGCTGGGACGTCAAGTACGGCGACGAGGATGGCGTCGTGAAGATGACGGGCGTCAAGGTCGCCTAGTCGCGGTCTGCTGGCACCTGAGACGGAACACAACCGGCGCTGCTACTGCGGCGCCTAGAAACTGGAGAGGCAAATGGCAATCATCACCGTCACTCGCACCGAGCACATCGGCGAAGCCGGCCGCTCGCCGTTCATCGACGTCGTTGCCGTCACTGGCGCCGCGTCGTACACCACGACCGGGGACACCGGCCTGCTGGCGTGTCTGCTGGCGCTTACCGGCGACGCCCGCGAGATCATCGCGGCCGTGCAGATGGCCGGCGCTGGCTACCACGCCGAGTACACGGTCGCCACCGACAAGCTGCTGGTCCGCGGCGACGGCGCCGCGGAGAAGGGCGCCGGCACCGAGGTCAACGCCGCGACCAACTTGAGCGGCGTGACCTTCCGCTTCCTCGTCGTCAGCCAGTAGCAGGAGGCCGTCATGGCGCTCATCGGACAGTTTGGCAACCCCAACCCCGGGCCGGTTCAGCGAGACCTTGCGGTCGATCTCGCGGTCCAGGGGCTGCTCGCGTACACCCCGACCACCGCATCCAGCGCGACCGACTGGAACGTCAACCTCACCGCGGGTGAGGCGGTCTTCCACCCCGACGATCACTACGAGCAATTCGACGCCCAGGCCGACTTCGACGTCTACAACGGGGCCGCGCTCATCGCGGCGGGCCAGAGTGTCTATGCTCGGGTGGTGGTCAGGGACGTGAGCGGGACGGTCAGCCTGTTCTCTGTGGTCGGCACCGCCGATACCACCGGGGACGAGGTCGAGCCGACGGACGCCGAGGTGCAGGCGGCGGTTGGCGCCACCGCGCCGTGGTACGACGTGGCGCTGGTCCACCTGGCGCTGGCTGGCACCTTCTACGCCCAGACCCAGCGCAGCTCGTCCTACCGCATCAAGCACATCCTCGGCTCGTAGTAGGGCCGTGTGTCGACGTAGAAACCATCTCTCACAGGAGCGCCAATGCCTATTTTTGCTCGCCTGAAGCCGAAGGATCCGCGGCAAGGATTCCCCCTTGCCAAACTCACATACGACCGAATCCGATTCGAGGCCGGCGGTCCCGCGCAAGAGGTCACCCGAAAGCAGGCAATGTTCCTGCGCACGTGCCGGGAGAACGACTCGAGGCCCGGGTCTCCTCTGGCGTTCGAGGTCTGGGAGGGGACTGCGGACGGCCCCGTGGTCGCCGCCCCGAGGCCCCCGAGCCCACCGCCGGCACCCTCCCCGGTGGCACCGCGACCGACCGTCGGGCCGATCACGACGGCGGACCTCACGCCCCCGAAGCGCGAGCCGCCGCCCGTGGTAGCACCGCCGCCGCCGCCGGAACCCCACCACGTCCCACTGCCGCCCCCTCCGCCCCCCGTACCCGAGGAGGTGGACCCGTTGCCGCCCGAGGCCCCCGCGGTTGTCGCTGCGCGCGAGGCGGCCGAGGAAGCGAACCGCCGGATGGTGGCTGATCGCTTCCCGAGGAAGCCGAAGCCCGACCGCTACCGCCGGAAGAAGTAGTACGTTCTGAACCCCGGGGCGCGTCAGCATTAGCCTCGGATCATGCCCGCCCTGGCACGAACCCGATCCTACCAGTATCTCGACATCTACACCGGCACCCCCGGCGTCCCCACCGACGCCGTGTCCGTCGAGTTCACGATCTTCGACGTGAGCACCGCCGCGAAGTTGGCCGACCCGGAGCAGGTCTTCCCGGTCGCCCCGGCTACTCGCGAGGCGCTGAGCGTGGTCACCGACAAGCTCGGGACCGGGCACTACCGCACGACGTGGGCGCCCGTCGACGTGGGGACGTTCCTGCATTCCCGCGGGCGTCACCGGATCACGTGGTACTGGAGGCTGACCGCGCTCGGCACCGAGTACGAGACCAGCGAGGAGTTCGACGTGGTTGCGGCGGCGCGAAGCTGGGGCTACTGCCTGCCGTCCGACATGCGCGACGAGGGACTGACCACAACCGAGGCGAGCAACCAGCGGCTTGCCAGCGTCATCGCTCTGTCGACGAAGATCATCGAGCGTTACTGTGGGCGCTGGTTCGAGCCGCGGGGCCAGACGATCACTCTCGACGCTGACAACCAGCGCGTGCTCAATTTGCCACAGCCCATTGTGGCGGTGACCTCGGTGAGTATCGACGCCACCGCGGTCGAGCTCGACGACTTGATCATCTACAACCGGCACCTTGTCGAGGGCATGACGACTCCCGACGACCGCGAAATCCCGAAGATCGAGTGGTCGATCTCAGACCTCAGCTACGGGGGCGCGTGGCTGTTTTCGCCCGGCATCTGGACGAAGGGCCAGCGCATCGTCGAGATCGTCGGCGTCTTCGGCTACACCGATGCGGACGGTTCCGTGGTCGGGGAGATTCCCGAGCTGGTGCGGCACGCATGCAAGCTGCTCGTCATGCGCGAGTTCCCGACGATGAGCGGCGACGCTGACACCCGCGAGGATCGGCAGCAGCGCTGGCGGGTCATCGGTGACCGGACGCGCGACCAGACGATCACCATGAGCCCGCGCCCCGCTGGGGCGTCGTCCACGAGCATCACAGGCGACCCCGATGTCGACCGCATTCTCGGCGGCTTCCGCAGGCTGCCTCGCGTCGCGGCGGTGTAGCGTGCGGGGAAAACTCATCCACCCGTTTCTCGCCGAGCTCTATCGCCTCGACACCACGACGACCGAAGCCGCGGGTGGGTTCGACGACGAGTTCCGCGAGACCAAGCGCACCTCGGATGGTTCGTGGAAGGGCGCGAGCCAGCGCAATGAGCAGGCGGCGATCACGGTGCGCTGCCAGGTAGAGGTCAACACATACGGCGCCCTGGCGGCCCTCCTCACCGGCAACGCGGTAGAGAACCACATCGTGCTGTGCTTCCACTTCGCCGACCTCGAGCGCGCGGGGCTGGTAGACTCCTCGACGCAGGGCGCCGAGATCAAGTTGCACGCACGGCTGACTGCCATCTACCGCACCAACGGCGTGCTTGAGCAGCAGATTGCGGGCAACGGGCTCTACGCGGTCAGTGTTCAACCCACCTCGTACGGGCTCGGGGGCCGCAAGAACCTGCTCCTCGTCACCTTCAAGGATCGCGCGACCAGCGTCAGGGGATAGCGTGGACGTCAAGGTCACGCGGACGGGCGACTGGGATCTTGCCCAGCGCATCTCGCAGGCGTGCGCGCGCGACGTGAAGGCGGCGCTACGCGCGGCGATTCGGCTTGAGGCCGAGGACTGCCGGAGCGCGATGGTCGAGGGCATCATCGCCGGAGCCCCGGGCGGGCAGAAGTTCAAGCCGCTGGCCGCATCGACGCTGGCGTTCCGACGAGCCGCCGCTGCCGGCCGTCAACTGGCAGCGGGACGAC